ATGGCGGTGCGTTGCTCGGCGGTACTTACGTTGGTCACAAAATTGGAACTAAAGTAGGACAACACTTTGTAGACCGTGCTAATAAAAAATCTAATGAAAAAGCAAAAGCTGCTTCTGCTGCTGATAAACGTTCTAGTGCTCTTAGAGCAAAAACTTATACCGCAGTCAAAGCAGACCGAGATAGTATGAAAGAAGAAGTTGACCTCGACGAATGGGGACCATCATTTCACGATCGTATGATAAACACTAAAGCCATAATTGATAAACAAAAAGCCAAAGCAGCCTTAGCAGCTAAAGGTGCAACTCCTTCTAAACTAAAACCAAAGAAAACCGTTGAAGAAGTTGAATTTACTCTGGAAGATTATTCTTTGTCTGAACTTGAAGACTTTATGCTGTCAGAAGATTTTGAGCAGCTGGATGAATTGTCAAAGTCAACACTTGGTTCATACATCAAAAAATCTAAAAGTAATATTATCATGCATGGTAGCACTTTAGGTACAGATATCAATAAAAGAGTTAAAGATAAATCTGCCGCCACGATGCAAAAACGCGCCAAGGGTATTAACAAGGCTGTGGATAAACTGACTGAAGAAGAACTCGATGAAGCCGAAGAAAAAGTAAAATATGTATCCGGACATGGTTGGGGACCTGGTAGAGTGCAAGTCACTACCAATAAGGGTAGAAAAATTATGGTAAAGCATGAAATCAATAAAGACCATAGTTATAGCGGACCACAAGTTGGACATAAGATGGCCGACTGGGAACATATGAAAGAAGAAATTGAAGAAGGTTACGATTCAAGTGGCGCCTACGAAAAACATGATCCAAAGCATCCAGCCTTCGTTAAAAACTATACCAAGTTCAAGACAGCTAACCCCAAAGGTACTATCGGCGATTTTGTTGCCCACATGAAAAAACAAAAATAATGAAATTTGATACTCTATCAAAATCTATTGCAGAACATGTATACGGTGATCAACTTTCAGATAAGGTTGATTACTGTGGGCATTTCATTGGCGAAACCGTAACCGGAATAATCCTGATAGATAAAGTTGAAACAACATTTGATAGTGTCACGGAAGCAAAAGAATATATCAAGCAAGAAGATTTAAGAAAGGCGGTTGTTCGGGAATTGTATGAAGATATGTCCACAACTGCTATCGTAAATTTAATTAAAGAACATCATGATATTAAGATCACAGACACGTTAATTGAATCATACGTTTCTCTTGCGTCATCAAAACTATTCAGCGTTGATCCCGTCATTCATGGTATCCGGAACATGAATACGCTTGACGTAATTCTTGAGGGTAAGATTGATTATGTATTAGAGGATCAATCAGTGGTTGCTATTAGTAATGAAACTCAAGAATCACTAAATAATATATTGACTAATAAACCTGAGATTGTTGAATACATGAGAGAAAACAAAAATAACTTTCTCCGAATCATTAGAGAAACACAAGGATAACTACCATGGCAGTCACAAAAACATTTATTAAAGTTGCAGAGAACGAAGCCGTTATTAAAGTTGCTGGAACAGCCGCTGGAGCAACAATTGCTTTAGCCACTGATCTTCTAGGACCTAGTCAAGTTGTTAACGGTGCAACGCAAATTGTTGATATTACAGGTATCGTTTGGTCAGGTGCAGTCGGCGGAATTATCACCATAACAAGAAACTCAGTAGTCATCGCAACCCTTCAAACTGACAATGGTAATTTTATGGATTTCTCTGGTCAGGTCATGCCTCCAGAAAATACTCAGAACACTAAAGACATCGTTGTTACCATGTCAGTTGCTCAGGGTGAATGCTGGATCAAAGTTCGTAAAGTCAATGGATATGTATCTAAGATTGAATATGGAAATTTTGGTTCTTATGACGATCCTACTGTAACCGGAAGCTAACATGAAACTAATTACAGAAGTAACAGAAACAGTTAACTATATTTTTGAAGAAGCCAAAGGCGGTAAGGGTAAACAATACTTCATCGAAGGCGTGTTTCTTCAATCAGATTTGAAAAATAAAAACGGACGCGTCTATCCAGAGAAAACTATGGATAATGAAGTTGCCCGTTACACTAAAGAATATATCAATAAGAATAGAGCCTACGGTGAGTTGGGTCATCCAGATTCCCCTTCAATCAATCTCGATCGCGTGTCACACATGATTAAGGGATTGCGCAAGGAAGGCACTAACTACATTGGTAAAGCAAAGATTATGGACACCCCATACGGTAAGATCGTTAAGTCGCTTATTGATGAGGGTTGTTGCCTTGGAGTTTCCTCAAGAGGTATGGGAACCCTGAAGTCTGGTAAAGATGGCACACAGTTAGTCCAAGATGATTTTATGATTTCCACTGCCGCTGATATTGTTGCTGACCCATCAGCACCGGAAGCGTTTGTTCGTGGCATCATGGAAAATAAAGAGTGGTTTTATATTGATGGAAAATTTGTGGAGAAGGACATTGAAGGCGTTAAACGTACTATACAGAGAGCGCATTCAAGCGAACTTACAGAGGCGTCGATTATGGCGTTTCAGAATTTTCTCAATAAAATCCGCTAATCAGAAATTAGCTAAATACTAAATAACTTATAGAACTAATTAGTTACAGGAGATTACATATGTCTATCGAACAAAAGATTGCCGACTTGCTAGAAGAGTCGCAGGAATTAAAAGACGCTGAACTCAACGAAGTTGATGTTGACGAAGAAGTTGAATTGGAAGAATCGCGAGTATTTGATAGTAAAGACTCAGCGGAGTCAATTGCTAAAAAACTCCGAACAAAACATAAAGACGGGAATTACGAAGTCGTGAGTAAAAAAGATAAACACGAAATCGTTCATCCTTATTTAAATCGGTCGGAATTAAAAAGTCATATTTCTTCTGTTAATGAAGAATTTGAAACTCAATATGACGTGTCAGAAGATGTAGCTGCCCTTGTTGGTGGTGAAGATTTGACAGAAGATTTTAAAGTTAAAGCCGCTACGATTTTCGAAGCAGCAATCATTAGTCGTGTTAAGTCAGAAGTGGCTAAACTTGACGAACAGTTTGAAGTTAGACTTGAAGAAGAAGTCGAAACGATCAAAGAGGGACTTGTTGAAAAAGTCGATGGATACCTCAACTTCGTTGTTGAGCAGTGGATGGAAAAGAATGAACTCGCCCTTGAATCTGGTATTAAATCTGAACTTACTGAAAATTTCATTAGAAAACTGAAGACCGTTTTTGTAGAATCATACATTGACGTACCTGAAGAAAAATTTGATATTCTTGGTGACATGGAAGTGGCTATCGAATCACTGGAAAGTAAACTGAATGAATCAGTTGAAATTGCGGTTGAACTGACTAAAGAACTTAATCAGATCAAACGTTCTTCTGTGATTACGGAATCGGCTAAAGGTCTTGCTGATACAGACGCAGAGAAATTTGTTGCGCTTGCTGAAGAATTATCTTTTGAAGATTCTGAAACGTTTGCTTCTAAACTTCAGACAATCCGTGAAAGTTATTTTGGCACTAAACAACCTAGAGCAACCGTCGAGTCAGTAGTAACTGATGCACACGTACCTCTCACTGAAGAAAAAACTTATAGCGCAGCTATGAGTGGTTATCTGAAACACATCGAACGCACTAAATCTTAAACAACTAGGAGACTCTTATGTCTGAAATCAATCGTCCAGAATTACTGGCAAAATGGGCACCGCTGTTAAACAGTGATGCTTTCGAATCAATCCAAAGCAAGCATCGCAAAGAAGTTACAGCGGTTCTTTTGGAAAACACAGAACGTGAATTATCTAAAGAATCTATGTCATCAGGGTTCTTGTCTGAAGCTGCTGCAAACGTTGGTGGTGTTAGTTTAGCATCAGGTATGGCTGGTTCGGCAACTGGTTCAGTTGCTGGTGTGGATCCAGTGTTGATCGCTTTGGTTCGCCGTGCTGCTCCTCAACTTATCGCTTATGATGTTTGCGGTGTTCAACCGATGACTCAGCCTACTGGCTTGATCTTCGCTATGAAATCACGCTATTCGTCACAAAACGGTACAGAAGCACTGTTCAACGAAGCCGATACTGAATTCTCAGGTGCTATCGACGCTCTGTTTGACGGTACTGTTACTCCAGTTAACGGTAATCAATCAGGACTCTCTCCCACAACAGGAGATCCTTTCTCATCTTCATTAAACACTGGTCAAGGAATGTCAACGACTTTGGCTGAACGTGGTGTTAGGGGTTCTAATACCTACACTGATCCATACACATTCAACGAAATGTCATTCTCAATTGAGCGTACTTCGGTTGTTGCTCGTACTCGTGCCCTGAAAGCCGAATACACATCTGAATTGGCTCAAGACTTGAAATCAGTGCATGGTCTGGACGCAGAAAACGAATTGTCGAACATTCTGTCAACAGAAATTATCGCTGAAATCAACCGTGAAGTTATTCGTTCAATCTATATCTCTGCGAAACTTGGCGCACAAGTTGGTACTGCTACTGTAGGTACTTTCGACTTGGACGTGGACTCGAATGGTCGTTGGTCAGTTGAGAAATTCAAAGGTCTGATGTTCCAAATCGAACGTGAAGCCAATGCTATTTCTCAGTCAACACGTCGCGGTCGCGGTAACTTCATTATGTGTTCTTCAGACGTAGCTTCTGCTTTGGCAATGGCTGGCGTTCTTGATTACGCACCTGCTCTGTCTACTAATTTGAACGTTGACGAAGCTTCAACTACTTTTGCTGGCGTGCTTAACGGTCGCTACAAAGTGTATATTGATCCATTCGCAGCTAACCAATCAGCTACACAGTTCTTCGTGGTCGGTTATAAAGGTACTTCGTCTTTTGACGCTGGTCTCTTTTATTGCCCTTACGTTCCTCTCCAGTTGGTTCGTGCGCAAGATCAAAATACATTCCAACCTAAAATCGGCTTCAAAACCCGCTATGGTATCGTTGCTAACCCATTCGTATCATTGGCTCAAGCATCTACTGGTACTTTGTATGCTGATGGTAACGGTCTGTATACTAACAGCAACTACTACTACCGTAAAGTGCGTGTTACTAACTTGATGTAATCTATTCAGGTTGTAATAGTAAAAAGAAAGCCACCTTCGGGTGGCTTTTTCTATATAAATAAAAAAAAGACCTTCGTAAAGGTCTCAAGTCTGATCTGGGTCAGCTCATCTTAAACCTATTTAGTATACAAAACCTATGTCTATAAATAAACTCGTTTGTCCGTATCCAGCGAATATATCACCGCTATCATCGGGTGGGTTCATGCTAGATATTCAAAAATCACCGCAGGTTAAATTTTGGTGTCAAGAAGTAGCACTGCCAGACATTACGCTAGATACAACAACTTTCTCTACGCCATTAAATATTGTGAAGCAGCCAGGAGATAATTTACAATTCGGCGCTTTGAATATTCAGTTTCTTATTGATTCAAACATGGATAACTACCTTGAGTTATGGAATTGGATGATCGGATTAGGATTCCCTGAAGACCATGCGCAATTTCAAACCTTCATCAATCAACAACCAAGTAACCCCAGAGGCAATTTAGCCAAGACCGTTTCAGACGGTACTTTATCAATACTAAATAACTCAAACAACGTTATCCGGAATATTCAGTTTATAGATATGTTTCCTACTAGCCTATCTTCCCTCACACTTCAGGCCACAAACACTGATGTATCCTATCTAGTCGGTAACGTTACATTTGATTATTCGCATTATAAGTTTATTTGATTTTAAATTAGCAGTTGTATTACTTGAGAGATATTATGAACATTGAACAGATACAAGACATGTGGGAACTAGACGCTGAAATTGATGATAGTCATTTAGGTGAGGCGTCTACCTCAATCCCAAAACTCCACTCCAAATATTTAAAATTGCTGATAGCTGTAAAGCTCAAATTAGCAAAGAACAATTCAGACTACAATACCCTGCGGCAAACTAAATTCAGATACTATCGTGGTGAACTATCACGCGATGAGTTGAAGGAATTCGGCTGGGATCAATGGCAGGGCGTCAAACCTTTGAAGAATGAGATGGAAGAATTTCTTCATGGTGATGCTGATCTTAACAATCAGAAACTCCGCATCGAATACCTTAATACAATGATATACCTATTAGAGTCAATCATGAATTCTATCAAGAATCGTGGCTGGGATATTAAGAACGGTATAGCATGGAAACAATTTCTAGCGGGTAACTAATGACTACAATTACAATCGAAAAGTTAGATGAGGTTCATATCAGAATTTTATCTGATCCATCAACAGAACAAGAGTTGGTGGATTACTTTAAATTCCGCATGGACGGTTATCAATTCTCTCCCAAGTTTAAGGCTAAACTTTGGGACGGATTCGTTCGATTGTATGATGTTAATCGTAAAACGTTATACCTTGGCTTGTATAATTACGTGCTTACGTTTGCCAAGAAGAATGATATTGAGGTAGTAATCAAAGGTGACTTCATAGGCGTGAATGAAATTACCGAGGATGAAGTATTTGAATATATCACTTCTCTCAACCTTCAGGGTGCCGGCAACAAGCCTATCGTAATCCGTGACTATCAAGTATCCGCTGTTCGTGAGGCTTTGGCCAATGAGCGTAACGTGTTGCTATCGCCCACTGGATCAGGCAAAAGCCTTATTATATACAGCCTTTCTAGATGGTGGCGTGAAACCGATAAAAAAGTGCTAATTCTGGTGCCAACCACGTCATTAGTAGAACAATTATACAGTGATTTCGAGGATTATTCAGGCTCTAACGATTGGTCGGTAGAAGTTAATTGTCAAAAATTATACTCAGGGTTCAGTAAGACGTTCAGTAAAAATATTTTATTCTCCACATGGCAATCCGTACACAGACAACCTAAGTCTTGGTTTGATCAATTTGATGTAATCATAGGTGATGAAGCGCATACGTTTAAATCCAATGCGCTAGTGGCAATCATGGCTAAGATGACTGACGTTCAGTATCGTATTGGTACAACGGGCACTATTGATAATAAGAAAGTACATAAGTTGGTGTTAGAAGGTATCTTTGGTCCGGTGTATAAAGTCACCTCCACTAAGAAACTAATGGATCAGGGTACACTGGCTGAATTAAAAATAACGTGCCTCATCTTAAAGTATGATGATGAAATTCGTAAGGCTAACAAGGGACTTGACTACAAGGATGAAATTGAATTCATCGTATCCAATAAAGCCAGGAATAGATTCGTATCCAACTTAGCCATACAAACCAAGGGCAATACGCTATTACTATTTCAGTACGTTGAGCGTCATGGTAAAATTTTGTATGAATTATTAAAGACTAAATTAGAGGGTAGTGAAAGAAACGTTTACTTCATTCATGGTAAGGTAGATGTGGATGTGCGTGAGCAGATTAGAAAGTTGATGGAGACAGAGGAAGACGCAATTGTAGTGGCATCTTTCGGAACCATGTCCACCGGAACTAATGTACCCAGCATAGAAAATATTATTTTCGCATCACCGAGTAAATCTAAGATTAGGAATTTACAATCCATTGGTAGAGGTCTTAGAATGAAGGAAGGTAAAACTACCTGTAAGTTGTATGATGTTGTGGATAACTTATCTTGGAAGTCAAGTAAGAACCATACCCTGAACCACTTCGGTGAGCGTTTAAAGATATACGCTGAAGAGGAATTTGAATTTAAACTTGTTGAGCTAAAAATATGAAAGAAGATGAATACGTTTGCCTGAAACTAATAACAGGAGAAGATATTATAGCGTTGCTTGATGGAGAAACCGAAACGCATGTAACGGTTAGCTTTCCGATGCAGATGATCCGTAGGGATATTGTAGCGGATGGACAACCAGTGAGTT